CTCCATAATTGGTCTACCATATGTATCTTTCTCTTCTTCGGCTTCTCCACCTTCTTGCATGTTTTGTCTTTGATCTGCTTTAGCTTCCGCATCATCCATCATACGCTGTAAATTATCAGCTCCAATTTCTTTTGCTGCTTTTGTAGTAAAGACAAACTCACCATCCGATAACCTTGCGGGTATGGAATCGGAGACTGCTGAACCCGGTCCTTCAACTGGACCAGATCCTGCAAATTCTGAAGCAGTTTCCATGACTTTATCAAACACCATGCTTAATTCGTCATTCTGCTCTAATTCTTTATTTAACATTTTTTCTTCATCAGATGTTAAAGACTGTGAGACTATAAAGTCTATATAGTCATCTTCCATTACTTCATCTGATTTCATCTCTTTAGATTCTGGCATCATTTCTTTTTCAACAACTACAGGTGATACAGAAATGGCTAAACCTTCCATTTGGTCTTTCATAGAACCATTTCTTTTTCCAGCTTCACCGCCTTCTTGATAAGCATATTTTAGATCCATAACATCTTTCTTAGCTTTACCACCCGCTTGTTTCTTCTCTCTAAGTAGTACAAAGTCTTGTCCGGATATTTTACCATCCTTATTAGCATCTAGTTTTGCTTGACCACCTTTAAGTTTTTTCTTTCTTGCCATATCTAGTTCCTATAATATTCTATAAATTTGTTCCAGCGAAAATATTCTTTTCTTTCTTTACACCAAAACAACCCATCATAAATCGTCATTTCTATTGAGGACTTCCTGCACCCGCTCCTTCAAGTCCTCTAGGTGTACCAGAGAATTGATCTTCCCCTGCAACCGGTACATTTCCTGTTCCGATGTTGCCGCCACCAGTTCCTGTAACGCCAAGTTCTTGCGGTCCTGCAGGTATTCCTTGACCGCCTCCCATTGGCGGCTGTTGACTATTGGGTTGAGCTTCTTCGCCTGTAGTTTGAGCATTTTGCATTCCTATTATTTGAGCCATCATAGCTGCTTCTTCAGGATTATTTAAAATCTCATCAGGGTCTAAATCTAAGCTATAGGCTAGTTCACTTACTAATTTAGAAATCTTAACAAAAGGAGCAATAGCTGGACTTTGTGCAGTTTGTAAGAACATAGTCAATCTTTGACTTCTTACTTCTTTTTGCATTAAGCTATTTGTCCCAGATGCTTTTATTTCTAAATCACCTTTGATATCCATATCACCTTCAAAGAACTGCATGTTCCATTGAAAGTATGACTCCCCTAATGGCTTTAATAAAAAGTCATCAAGATTCTTGACAACTGTTTTAATATTTAAACTTGCAGCACCTAGTAACATTGACATACCTGATGCTGTTCTTGTCATACTCTGAACTCCTGTTTGTCCATGAGAATAACTTGGAATACCTGTTTGCTCATCTGCAAGTTGTCTGAACTTATCAAACATCATCATATTCTCTTGTGATGTATTAGGAAACTTCAAACCATTTATAGCTGTTCCGGGATTTCCAGTTTGTCTTCTGAATATCTTACCCGGATATATTTCCATTGATTGTCCACCTACTAGAGCAGACTCATCTACATCAAAGATAACAGAACCTGATAAAGCTAAGTTATCAATAGCCATTCTTGCATGACCATTCATAACTTGTTGTGAGTCATTCATATTCTCTGCAACACCTATACCAAAGAAATTATATGGATTCCTTTCATATGGGAACGCATGATAAGGTATTCTATATGGAGTAAAAGGATTTATAACTGCTCGTAGTATTTTATTACCACATATCCAAGCATTTATTTGTACTTCATCTAAATCATCTACAGAGTCTGGAAGTTCAATATCAACTTCTCTAGCATACTCTGCATCCATGATTCCCCAATACTCAAGGACTTCAAAGTTATGATTAACATAGTTTTCACCACTATAATCATCTACTAGTTGAGATTCAAAATCTTTCTCAACATAGTTAGGTCCTTCTTGTAGAGCATCTCTTATCTTATCTCCATCAAAATAAGGCATATTTTTAAGTTGCCTTAATTGACTTCTATTTAATTTATGTCTATGAATAACATATTCACATTCATCAATAGATGTAGCTGATGGATCTGGATAAAAATCCCAACAACTAACAAACTCTATTCTTGGAACTCTAACTTCTAAAGGCTGATAAGTTCTTTCACCTTCTTCATTATTATCCCACTTGTGTAAAGTTTTATTAAAGTTAAAAGGTCCTTTAATAATTCCTGTTCCTAATAAAGCTGATTCTAATAAAGCATTTCTAATCTCAGAAGAACCATTAGATTCTTCAATTTGATCATGGATTAACTTTTCCATTCTTCTTGCAGCTTTTTGAGCAGGATTTAATTCTAATATTTGAGGGTTAGGATTAGCACCTTCAACTAACATATCTGCTGCTTGGTCTTCAATACTCTCAGAAAATATACCTTTATTAAAAGTAGCACCGGGAGCTAATATTCTACCATCACCTTCATAGCCAACATCATAAGGATTCATTTCCTCTTGTGGCTCATCTTCCATTCTATTGCCTAAATTATCAGGCTGTGAAGTTTCAAGATCAGGTGTAGGATTATTAATATCTAAATATGCTTGTCCTAATTCACCTTCAGGTATTTTAGTTTCTGTAACACCAATAGGAAACTTTCCAGTTCCAAACATTACATCAACTAATTGTCCAAAAGCAGCAAGTACTTTTGTCTTAGTAACTTTAATAAAAACTCTAGACTTTTCAGATGATCTAAACTTTACACCTTTACTGTAAAGACCTCTATAGTTTTCGTAAGATGTCAGCCATCTTTTCTCATCTAAATCTTTTTTATCTTCTGCTGCAGCAAAACGAGACTTAATAATACCTAATAAATTAGATTCTTGAATCCCTTCAAGAGTTAAAGTCTTTCCTGTTTCACCTTCAACATCTTCGTAGATATTGTCAGCACTTAAAAAAGTATTGTCTTGTTCAGCCATTATAACTCCTTATATCTGAACCTTGTACAAAGGAATTAATATTCTACGCCAAGTACTAGCTCTATATCTCCAACTGAAAAATCAGGCGTTACATCTGTTCCTGCAATAAATGCAAAAGTAAATACGCTTGTAGTTCCTGAAGCAGCTTGAAGTAAAATAGGAAACCTTGATTTCCATTGATCAGTTGTTTCATATGTTTCACTTTGTCTATCAAAATTATGAACTCTACCACCGCCATAATTATAGTTATCTGCTGAACTATCAAGAGTTATTCTTCCTAAAACTTTTGCAGTAGCAAAATCAGCATCAGATACATTTCGTGCAGCATTTACAGTACCTACAGATTGATTCACTTGACAGAAAAATAATTCAATGTCAACAAGTGAATTAGATTTAGATATCATCATAGCAGATACTAATTTAGAACATTCTCCTTTTTTACCTACTGCTAAAGGTACTTCTGTTGTATCGAATAATATATCATTATTAGCATAAGTAACTCCTGTAACAGTAGGTGTTACTCTAATGACTCGTCTAGCATGTTGATTCATTTTTGTATTTCTCCTTAATATCCAAATGTTGTGTCAGAAGGACTATAGTTATCAGATGCTGCTCTTAATCTTCTCTCATGTGGATGATCTAATCTTGGTCTACTCATCAACATGTATCGTAACGCATCATAAGCATGATCAGAAGCATAAGTATCAACATCTTCTGAGTTGTTTTTACTTATGGGAAGACTTTGTAATTCTCTAACTAAGTTACTGCAACTGTTAAATATTTGTAACTTTGGTCTTCCGTTCTCAGGTCTAGTTCTTAAATGTTCGTGTATAATAACTTTACCTGCAGATCTATTCTTATCAGCCTTTCTTAATTTATGTCCTTTCTGTACTAAAATCTCGCCTATGGTCGGACCAGTATATCCTGTTCTAGACCAAGCTGCGGTATCTAATACTCCGCTTATTGACTTCATTTCAGCTTCTTCAAGCTGTGTTATTTTATCAGCTAGTGCATTTCCTGTAAGACCCTTTTGGTATAGTTCTCTATATATAATTATTGTCTTATCATCTGGATCTACAGCAGCCCATAAGCAACAGCTTTCAGAAGCATATCCATAATCAATTCCTTTGAAACGCTCCCACCATGAGGGTATTTCAAAAGGAATTATTACATGACTATCTAAGTCAAATTCCGCAAATGCTGCTCCTTCCGCTACTTCCCAATTACCTTCTAATAACTGTTTTCTTTGAACAGCAGGTAAGGAGCTTAACATCCTTTCATATTCACCATCTTCCGCTAAATAAGGATTATCCTGTAACTTAGCCGGAATAAACTTT